AACAAAACGACTCCTTCTAGATGGGTCTGTCGGAATATTATAAACAATTCCGTCAGGTGCTTTGTATGTACTCATTAACTAGCTTGTTGTTGTTTTAATATATCGTCTTGTAAAGTACCACCTCTTCTCTTAGCTAATGCTTCGTAAAGAGACATTAAATAATTCTGTATAACAGGGTCTTCTATTTGTAGTGCACCTGTTTCAAAACCTTCATTAATTAATTGTATTTCGCCTTGTATTTCATTAAAGCTTAAAGCTTTAGTATCCGCTCTAAGTTTTGCCATTTGTGCTTCTTTAAATTCACGTTCTATTTTTCTGTTTGCGGATGTTTGTGCAAAATCTGATAAACCTTTACCAAATTCACTCATATCTCTAGAACCCATAATAAGACCACCTAATCCTACAAGATCATAATCAATTTCTTTTTTAGGTTTTTCGGCTACTACTCCTCCTAATCCAGTATTTAATTCTTGTAATTCTTGTGGAATCTCAGGTGCATCTTCACCATCTAATGCTCTTGATATTGCAACAGCAGCACCAGTAGGATAACCTATAGTTTTTAAAGTTTTTGCAGGGCTAAAAGTTCTACTTGTAACTGGAACTAAATCAGTTCCTTTTGTTTGTCCAGGTGATAGACCAAATTTCTTCTTAGCTGCATCAACTTGTTTTTGTCTTTGTGCAGCCGTTGTAGGTCTAGTAAATAAACTTTGTAAACCTCTACCTGTTTTTGATCCTACATCTTGACCCTTAATTGATCTACCTAAAAGTTGAGCACCTTTACCTAAAAGTCTTAAACCACCTATTGCTGCTCCGCCTACAGGTATTGCCATAGCAGCATCTCCTAATGCTGTTAAATAATTGAAATCTCCCTCTTCATCATAATATCTATCAGTAGCAAATTCTCTAATATTATCTAAATAAGGATTTATAAAACTTTGTTGTAATGCAGGACCACCTACTGCATAGCCTGTTAAACCACCACTAGCCATACCCATCATAGGTTGTTGCATAGGAGCAGAGGCAGGTATACCCATAGACTCTGAAGAGAAAGCATCAGTTGGAGCTGATTCAGACGGCATACCTGCTTGCAAACTTTGAGGTCGCATAAACTCACCAACAACTTCTTCTGCTACTGTAGTAGTAGGTCTAGGTTTAGCTGCTGCATAAGCTTTTTCATTAGCAGTTCTTCTTTGTATTTCTGACAATACCAAGTATTGAGGATATCTACTGCTAGGGTCTTGTGACATTTGTGCCAATTGTTCTTTAGGCACATATTCTAATTCTGTTGCTAAATCTACTAAATTCATTAACTCATTCCTCTATATAAACCTAGACCTGATAAACCTGCACCTACGGCTGTTTGGAATAATCCAGGTTGTTGTTGAAACGTACTTATTCTTTGTTGTGGTTGTACTGGTACACCTCTTAACAAGTTACTAAATAACCCAAGTTGATTTTGTGCAAAATCTCTTTGTCTTTGGAAATCTTCATAACCAACATCAAAACTAGCTTGTTGCAATGCTCTTTGTTGTTCACCTATACCTTGTAATGCTGCTATTCTAGATATAGCATCTCTGCTAATAGTTTCACCTGCACCCATTAATCCCTGTGCAGCAGCTAAGTTGTAACGATTAGATAAATCATATGCACTTTGACCAAACTTCTCTTGTGCTTGTCTTGCAGCTTCTTCTTGTTGCTGTGCAGTCAGTCCAAGTTTTGCTGCTTGTTGTCTAGCAGATTCACCTGCTTGATAAGCTTGTAGTGATTGAGCACCTTGTTGTTGTAAAGCCTGTTGACTTAATTGGAATCCAGACTGTGCGAACTTTTCTTGTGCTTGTCTTGATGCTTCAGTTTGTTGTTCTGCTGTTAAGCCCAATGAAGCAGCTTGTTGTTTAGCTTGCTCACCAGCTTGGAATGCAGCTTGCATTAATTTTTCTTGTGTCTGTTGTGCTGATTCACCAGCTTGAAATTGTTGTAAACCAAATTGTGCTGCACCTAAACCAGCAGCTCTTTCTGCTGCTAATTGTTGTTGTGCTGATTGGAATGCTGCTTGACTACCTCTAGTTTGTATATCTCCTAGTTGTTGTCCTAAATTACGTTCACGTTCAGCTTGCTGTATAGCTTCTCTATATCCACCTAAACCACCTTGAGCTGTAGCTGCATCACCAATACCTTTTCCCATTATGTCAGATTGTCTTCTTGCTTCTCTTTTTTCTACATCAATAACATTCTGTTGATAAGGTGACATAAACCTTTGTAGATTTTGTTCATATCCTATAGGTGTGTAAGAATCTCCTACAATGCCTGCCATATACTGTGAACTTCTTGCATCAGGTCTATAAGATGATCCTATTTGTCTACCTCTATAATCTGAACCTATAGTACCTGCTTGATAAGTTGGACCTACATCTCCTGCTGCATATCCTGAATCAAATGTTCCTGCTGTATATTGAGAAGTTAATGGTGTGGTTTGTCCATATCTTGCTGCTGCATCTGTAAATTGTTGTGGTGTACCAGCAGTTGCAAAACCTCTAGTCATTGCTTGACTAGTTAATTCATCAGGTGAAAAGTAGGCTAGTCTTTGACCGCCATATGGAGTATATCCTTGTAATGATTCAGCCTCACCACGTTGCAGTAGTCGTTTAAAATACGGCTCAACGTATTCAGGTAAGTCTGTGCTATATACAGTTTGTTCTGTTGGTGCAGAACTTCCACCGCCTTTATATTTTCTCATTTATCATCCTCAAATATATATTCGTAAAATGTTGCTGGCTTTTTCCAGCCTTTTTTATTTTTAACCCAATTCCATTGACCATGACGACCCATACCTTCTATTCCTTCACATCCATTAGCTTTAGCAAACTTAATCATAGTTTCAATACCTTGTTCAACCCAGTCTTGCATATTCTTTCCTGACGTATGTTCTAGGTTTAACATTTTTTTACCTGTTGGATATGTATTAAATAAAGTAATTTGTACTCCATTTATTTTTAGATCACCTGTATCAAAAATTATCCAAAGCTGTGTTTGGTTATTTATAAGTTCATAAAATATATCTTCTATTCTTGTTCTTCCGCCTGAACGACTAGCTGATTTTTTTAAAAACTTTTCTACTTGACTCCAAACTAAAGATATCTGTTCTACAGGAACTAAAGATATTTCATAAACTCCAGAAGCTTCTTGATTTATTGCTGGTTCATTCATGCGGGTAATAGTCCTCCAGCATTAGCTAATCTAGGTGCTTGTTTAGTAGTACCTGTTTTTTCTTTGCGTACTCTATCCATCATGTCATAAAGTTCTTTAGAACCAGCATCTGAACTGCCATCTCCTAACATTGATACTACATCAGCAGGAACAATAAACTCATCTTGAGATACTGCTATACGTTCCTTACCACCTATCATGCCCCTAAGATCATCATCCATTCCACCCTCTCCATCACCTCTGATTAAACCTTCTGTTTGAGCATTAGGAACTATAGACTGTAATACTGCTTCTCTTAATTGCATAAAAGTATCACTTCCATATTTTGTTATAAAGTCATTGAGTGCTTGTTCATTATCTGTTTCACCTAAAATAAACATAGTAACTTCTTGAGTAAGTGGATCATTTTGCATTTCTGTCATACCACCAGCTTGCATATAACCCATTTCATTTCTTACATCTTTAGGTAAATTAGGTAAACCTTTATTATCTTCAGGAATAGGTTTTAATGTTTTGCCACCTTCTTTTCTAGTTACTACAGGTGGTTCAATCATAAAATTTGTTGGTATAGATACATCAGAATCTACTATAGGTCCTTTACCAAATAGACCTGAACCTCTAGGTTGTGGAGTTCCACCTCTAGCTATTAATTCTTCAGCCGTCATCATTTCGCCTAGTCCTAATCCCATTCCTGAGTCTGTACTTGGTTCTAAACCTGTAGCAAATGTTACTTGTGGTCCAAACATAGCTTGTGCAGCTGCTAAATTATCTTCTCTACTGCCTAGAAAATCAGATATATCTATTCCATTATCAGTTCCTGGTGGTAGTAGTGCACCAAGATCATTAGCTTGCATCATTGTGCCTGCTGGCATAGGTGTGCCTTTTCCCATTGGTAGTCCTAAATCTGCACCTGTCATAGCTCTTTCAGGAGCATCATAACCATATTGATCAATTATAGATTGGATATCTATATTTCCTATATTAGGAATATCAATACGACCTATATCTGGTACGCCTATACCAAAATCTGGAGGAGTTCTAGGTAAAACAGGCATAGGTTGTATTGGTTCAGGCATGGGTGCTTCAGTAAATTCTAAACCTTTAGGTGCAGAACCTGTATAAGCTGAGTATGGGTCTATAGATACTTGAGGTGCTATAGATGCTTGTCTGCCTCCATAACCGCCTTTAGAGCCTTCATATGTATCTATCCCTATAGGAGGTGCTCCTGCTTGTAAACCAGACGCAGGGGCTGATATTGTAGCTGGATTAAAATACATAGTTTCAGGTGAAAATCCTGCCATAAAATCAGGGTTTACATCATATGCTTGTTTTGCTGGAGCATATATTTGTGGAAGATTACCACCAGTAATATCACGACCACCAACACTATCGATAGCAGCTCTCACATCACCACCCATAAAATATCCAGTTGGTCCACCACCTGCTGAGTAAAGAATAGGTTCAGGATTATCTAAAAGATTTTGTTCTCGTCTTCTTCTGTATGCTTCCTCGCTTTCTCCTACCATTCTTGCAAAGGCTTCTTGTGATTCCATTATTCCAGTACCACCCATACCTATACCTACTGGTATATATGCCATAGGATCAGCTAATCCTGTTGCTAAGTTTCCAAAACTTGTTCCTAAAGTAGGATCAACTGTTGTTCCTGCTGTTAATAAATCAGGAGCTGCTGCTGCTGTTGTATCTGTTATAGCAGCAGGATTAAAAACTGATTTTAAATTTGCAAAAGGTGTGCCAGTTACTGCGGTAGTGGCTGTAGCTGGAGCAAAAGTAGAAGCAGTTTTTAAAGCTTCACCTCCAGCTTGTGTAGCTGCACTTTGTATAGCTTCTTGAGTTGCAGCTTCACCTAAAGTTCCTGCTGTAGTAGCAACGTCAGTAGCTGCTTGCGAAGCTGCGGATGCACCTGCTGCACCTGCTGCACCTTGTAGTGCAGTACCTATACCATATCCTGTAAGACCAGCTAATAATCCTTTTTTAAGATCACCTGTAACTGCATATTGTGCAAGACCTGAACCTAATGCAGAAGCACCTAAAGCACCTAATGCTGTGCCTCCTAATAAACTTCCTCCTATTAAAGAACCTGCAATAGGAGCTAAGAAAGGCAAGAAAGCCTCTGGCTGTCCTGTTTCAGGATTGACTGTTATAGGCATAGCTGATGCTAATCCTTTTACCTCTGCTGGATTAACGTGCAAAAGCATAGAGTCACCATAACGACCTTGAGCTGCTACATTTTTAGTTTGTTGTTTAATATTCATTATCTTTCCTCTTTAGTTTCGCAACCGAACACATTAAAACTCATATCAACTGCACTTGTATAAACCTTTAATACATCTGTTTGATTTAAGGTTATACCTATAACTATAGCTAACGAATCATTAGCTGCAACTGATTTGTCATAGTATAAATACTGTTTATCATCTGCACCTGCACCAGCAACGTGCACACTTAATCTAAATGTTATGGCTGATCCTGTTCTATTAGCTGCCACAATTGAACTAATTGTGGTTTGTGTCATATCTGGCACAGTATATAAAACTGTTGTAGTAGTAGCTGCTGGGTCTAACTGACCTAATACTTTTAAATCATCAGCCATGTTTTAATCCCATTAATAAAAATTGATGTCTCTTAGAAGCTTTACTTGTAACTGTGGACTGCATTCTTTGTATGTTAGTTATTCTCACATTTATATCTTCTATAGCTTGTTCTATAGTTCTTCTGGTTAGAGCTTCATCATTAGAATTGTATTCTAAATCAGCTACTGGTAATGCTATCGTTCTGATATCAGCCATTATCTTTTACCATCTGGTCTAATTTCTAATCTTAAATCACCTAATCTCCAGCCATAATCACTAGATGAATTAGATATACGCAATGCTGCTTGTCTGCTTCTTGCCCTTGTATTTGCAAATGTAGAAACTGGTGTTACATCTATAGTTTGTAAAGTAGATAAATCTTGTAAAGGAAAGTCTCTACCTTTAATAGTGAAAGTAACGCTGTCACTTGTTGATTGTTGATCTCTAAATTCTATATCAGGTATTAATTTTGATATAAATGTATACCTTTCTCCGTCTGGAGCTAGATCAAAATCACTTGATTCTATAAAAGCTGTAAAAGCATCTGTGTCATCTCCATGTCCTATTTCATGGCTATATACATAATTTAAGTTAGATGTGCTGCTATTTTTACTTGCTGCTAATGGATTTTCATATATAGATGCTTCGTTCCATGCAGTTCTTACAAAGTTATCTGTAGTAGTTCCTATAGACCATGTATTTTCTAAGTAATTAAATAATACGTATTTATCTATTTCTGTACTTGTGCCTGAAGGATAAAACCACATAACTTCATTAACACTTGAATTTGCAGCAGCAAAAACTTTATAAGCTTGATCTTGATTTAAGTCTGATAATACATAATCTAATACAGTACATGGCAATCTTTGTGATGTTCCTGAATAAACATGAAACCCACTACGATCCATAAAATATACTCTACCATTTGCATTAGTTGCAGCATTTGGTGATATTAAACTTACACCTTCTGCAACTTCTGTAAAACTAAAAACAAAAGGTTCACCAACAAAACGCATAGATACAATACCTGCATCTGTCCATATAAGTATTTCCTGTCTAGTACGCAAAGCTCCTACAATTGTAGAACCTTGAGATAATTGCACACCACCTGCTTGATTTGTTGCAGTAGGTGTCCAATCAACTGCACTTTCTCTATCTGAAAATCTTACTAATAATGGGTCTATAGTTGAACTACCTATAGGATTAGAACCAAAAGCTATAACGTGCTTATCCACATCAGATGTCATAACTTGTAAACAAACAGTTGGAACATCACTAGCACCTGATTCTGAAGACAAAGCTACTGCTCTTGTAGTAAGACCATCTGATTTATCCCAAAAATACAAAGCTCCAGCTCTAGGTGCAGCTATAGTATCGTCACCAAAATTATCTATTGACCATAATCTTAGTTGATTAATTGATGTTAAATCACCTGCTGAACCAAATGTTCCAGCTCCCCAAGTATTAATACCCCAACCTGTGCCTCTTACATAAACATCTAAGCCTGAATTAATTTGATACGCACCATCTACTCCAGAACCGCCATTACCACTATCACTACTGTTTGCTGTTACTGTTGCTCCTGTAGTGTCTTTAGCTGTAATTGTATAAGTATCAGCTCCAGTTACTAAATCTATTTGATATTCTTGATTTAAAACATCTGCTGTTACCAGACCTCCTAATGAAACTGCACCTGATATAGTAACAAAATCTCCTGTTACAGCTCCATGAGCATCATCTGTAGCAGTTATTGTAGAAGAACCATCAGTTGCAGCGAATGTAATACCATTAGTTGTTGTTGCTCTTATAGGTGTTATGTCGTAATAAACATCTCCATTTAAATTATATAGTTTTTGATGTGTGCCTAATATTACAAAACTATCTCCGCTTGTTGCTTTGTATGGATATAATTTTCTACAAGTTCCTATAAAAGATGAATTAGTAAACTTAGACCATCCACCTATTCTTTCGGGTTTGCCTTTGCGAAATCTAACTTTATCAGCATCAAACCACCCACCCTCATTAGAGTAGTTAGTTCCTTCTTTATTTATACCTGGTTTGAAAACATATTTAGCTAAAGGCATATTAGACCTCAATCCATTCTTTGCCTTCAAAAAGAAGTGCTTCTGCTTCTCTTCGTCTAATTAATCCTTGCAATGTTTTTCCTCCAGCTTTGTTCCATCTTTTAATTTGTGATGGTGTTGTATGATAATCACCTGCATTAAGTAATTTCAATAATGTTGAATTGCCAAGATTAGTTGGTCCTAGGTTATAGACCCAACAAACTAAAGCATCAAACTGACATTGTTTTAAAGGTACTGTAACCATGTCATTTATATAGCCTTCGTATTCAGGCATCTCTTCTTGTAATAAATGTTCGGCTTCATCTTGATTTATTTTGTCACCTTCTTTTACTTCTTTAGTATGTCCGTATCCTATAGTCCAAACACCTACAGAATCTTGATAAGCTTCTAATTCGCAACCTTCAAACTTTTTAATTAAAGCTATCCCCTCTTGTGATATGTTCATATTACTCCCCTGTTTCAGGTTTATTTGTAGTAACTTTTCTATAATAGACCACAACCTGTTTAAGTTCATTTATATATCTCTTTAATTCCTGCATATTGTAAGACATGAGTTCATAGTCAGGTACAGACATAGCAAAGAAAACTATTTGCCCATGTTCTTTTTCTACTCTAGCTAAAAACTCATCTATGTTTTTATCTGAAACTACATACCAATATGGCTCTTTTAAATCTATTTCTCTAGGCATAACAGGCTGTGCTATTTGCCTTTCTAAAGCTTTAGTAGTTATTTGTACGTTTTGTTTACTTGGAAACAGACTGCAACTGGAGACCATCATCAAGATCATCAATGCTGCGACTGTCTTCTTCAATACTATCAAATACATTTTTAGTTCCTTTATTAACCCTAGGCTCTAGTAAAGATGGTTTAGCTGCTGCTAACTTAGTTAAATCATGTCTTTTAAATACATCTAAATATCTAGACATTTCAGCTTCTATAGCTTGATTTTTACTTTGTATCTCTAATAAACCTTCTGTTTGCAATTTGAAATCATTTTGCAAAGACTCTATAGCAGCTTGTTGTTCTTGATCCCTTAACTCAAAAGCTTGATTTAATGCAGATAATCTTGCATTTTCATTCCAAAGAAAATAACCAATTATTAATAATACTGCAATTATACCTATTAAAACTTTACTCATATTTTATGCCCATGTATAAACCTGTAATGGTTTAGCCTTACCTTTTACTTCTATAGGTTCTAATAATTGTAGCTCAAAATTACTATATTTGGCAGTTTCTTCACCTATTAAGACTCCTACTCCAGCAACCTTTGTACTTGATTCTAATCTAGCTGCTACATTACAAGGGTCTCCTATAAGACTAAATGCAAATCTATCTGTTGCTCCAAAGTTACCAGCTATACAAACTCCTGAATTTACACCTATACCAATAGCAACTTCAGGTATATTTTCTTCTAAAAATTTAATATTTAACTGGTCAATATTCTTTTCTATTTCTTTTGCTGCTTGTAAAGCAAGATTATGATGATCATCTTGTGGAATAATTGTATTCCAATGGAACATACCAGCATCTCCAATAAACTTATCAGTACAACCAAAATATTTATTAGCTGCTTGTACTTGTACATCTAATACAGAATTCATTATGTACGTTACCATTTCAGGTTCTACTGACTCTGATAGGCTAGTAAAACCTCTAAGGTCTGTAAATATAATAGAACAGTCAACTCTTTTGCCATTAACCTGACAAAGTTCTGGATTATCTTGTAACTTTTTAACCATTCTTGGATCAAGATATTTACCAAACTGCCCTTTAATTTGTTGTCTTAATTTATATTGTTCTCTAAATCTTAAATAAAATGCAGTAGATGCAGTTATAAACTGTGATATTAATGACCAAGTTACATCAATTAATAAACCTTGTTGTATTAAATAATAACCACCACCTGCTGTAGAAAAAAATAATAGACTGGTAAATAGTATTCCTAACGATATTCCAAAAATATTTATTAAAACCCAAGATAGCAATATCAATGATATTAATAATACTGCTTCTACTGCTATTGCGTAATCAGGTATATAAGGGCTGTCTTGTATTAATATAGATTCAGCTAATGCTGCTTGTATTTTATGTGGCTCTAACAGTTTGTTATTTGGTACTGCAATTTGAGGCATAATGCCTTTAGCTGTAAATCCTACAAAAACAAACTTATTTTCTACATCCATTTCAGCAAGATTGGTTTGTGGTGTATTAACCCAACTTATCCACTTTCTGCCTAAACTATCAACTTTGACAGGGGGTAAACCTTTTACTCTTATTTCTTCTATACCGTTAATATTAGTTTTAATTACATATGTATCTGCACCAGCTAATATTTTTAAAACTTCTGTGCCATAAGAAGCAACCCATCCATCATTAGTTCTCATTAGTAATGGCAATCTTCTTACTAAATTATCTACATCAGTTCGTGCTACTGCTAAACCTTGATTAGCACTTTGTTTTAATAAATCAATGTTTTGTATTACTCCTTGAGCTTGTAAACCACCTATATCATCACCCAATATTACTGTGCCTGTAGTAGGAGGATATTCACCATTGCCTTCAAACATTGCTAATACACTTGGAGAAAATTCTAAAGCTTGTGCAAATTCAAAGTCACCACCAAATCTATCAGGCTGTGGAAAAGCTATAACCCATCCAACTCCTATTGCACCTTTGCGTAAAAGATTAATTTGTATTTGAGCTAAAGTTTGTCTTGATAATGGATAGCCACCTTCATTAGCTATATCCTCTTCTGTAATATTTAATATAGTAAAATAATCTGAAGGCTGTTGTTCTGGTACTAGTGCATCAAAAGTTTTAAGTTTTAATATTTGTAATATATTTACTTGTGTAATAAATGGTACAAATAAAACTATAACTAAAACTAATAATACCTTTTTCATTAATCACTCTGAGTTATGGTTATTACAGAATCACTTCCTCCATTAACTTTTACTATATTTGAAACACCATCTTGTATAAATATAACTGTATAAGAATTGCTAGCATCTAAATCTACTCTTACTGATTCATTTACAGCCCTTCTTAAACTAACAACATTACCTGTAATTAAAGCAGTTATTTGTGTATCAGGGTCTTTACCAAGTAAAGTTCCTACTATTTGTGTGCTTGTCGCTTGTGCTAATTGATCTTCTTCTTTATCAATTGCTAAAGCATCTAAAACATTTAACAAATCTTCAAGAAAATTAACGTCTAAATAATTTATATCTAATTCTGTAAACTCTAAATCATCTTCAGCTAAATAATCTTCTGCTAAGTAATCTATATCTAAATCATTAAAATCTAATATATTTTCTGTTTTAGTTACTATTTGTTCTTCTATTACTGCTTCTTCTTTAGGTGGAGTAACAATCAACATATTGTCTATAGCATCTAAAGTTAAATCTAATATAACTGGTTTACTAGGTGCAGATTCAAATACGCTTACTGTAGTCGCTTCATAGGGCTTATTTAGTATTACAGTACCCATAGCTGTCACAACTTCTATTTCGCCACTAGAAAGCCCAAATGGGTCTGGAAGCAGTATTATTAAACTACGACCTAATTCATCTACTGTTGCTGTAAAATCTGTGCCTCTTATAGCTATGTCAGCAGTAGGTGTTTTAAGGCTTATGTTTTGTTTATCTATGCGATTAAGATTGCCTGTTATAAAACGTGCTGTACCCAATCCAAATGTAAGAGCCATTTTTGCTTTGCTTGGATCAGGATCATAAATATATTCATCAATAATTAATTGTGAATGTTCTGTAAGTTTAACCTGACTATCATCTAAAAAAGTAATAGCCATTCTGCCATTTGTAGTTATAGCTTCATCATTACTTTGTATAGCAAAGTCTAAATCAGCTATATATGGTTTATCTCTTACAATTTGAGCAGAGCCATTTAATTCTGATATATCTCCAATATTAACAGCTTGTGCTTGTGCCTTGGTCGTTTTGAATGACACAGACAGTAGAAGAAGCATTACCGCCAACGGATATAATTTTAAGCCAATCATTATCTTGTGTACTCAGTTGTTGTATATTAAAAGTTCTTTGTCCACCAGTATGATCTAAATAAAAATATCCACCAGCACTAGCATTTACACCAGTACCTGTGTAAGAAACAGTATTATCAGAACCATCTATATCCATATAATTAGTTGCCCCATCAATATTTATATTAGATGTAACTGTATTATTTGAACCTTGAATAATCCAATCTAAATTTAAAGATGCTGCTATTGCAGTAGTTCCTTGATTTAGAGTAAAAGTATTACTACTTCCTGTAACTGCAATATTTTGATCAGAACCATCTGTACTATATGTATTAGTTGGGTCTACTTGAATGGTAAAAGTATTTGTACCGCCAGTAAAATTATACAGTCCTGTAAAATTATCTGCATTTATATCACCTAAAAATTTATTGGTAGCACCAATCATATTAATATCTAAAGTCATAGAAGTACCATCTAAATCAAAAGCAGTTAAACTTCCTGCTGTTGAGTTGAGACCACCAATAATATTAGATATACCTAATTGTTCTAGGTCTATGTTTGCACCAGTTCCTGACTGATCAACATATATTTCATTATCAGCCCCGTATGTTACTGAGGCACTCAGCATCACAATCAGGCTCATTAATTTCAATTTCTTCATGTTTCCAAAAACTCCTGTCGTATCCGACATTTATTAATTCTAGTACAGCACTTTCAATAGCTTTCATTAGGGCTATGGTAGAAGACTCATTTCTAGAATTACCTAATTCTATTTCTACAAGTTCTGTTCCCATCTCTATAAAACGAAATACATCTTCAGATTTGCCATAACTAAAAATAGTCTTTTCAGTCATAACTTCTATAAGTATTTCACCTGTTGCTACTGAAACCATGCGTAAAGATACTGTAACACTATCTTCTCTATATTGAATACTAGAGCCAATACCTAAGTATCTAGCTCCTGTACCACCTGTAGATAAGTTACTTTCATATGCTATAACAGCACCTTCTACTAAAACTCCTGCAAACAATAAAGGTCTTAATGTTTTCTTTTCTTCTTCTTTTTCAAACTGCTCTCTAGCAGACCTAATTAATTGTCTTTCTTTTGTAAGGTTGTCTAAACCCACTCTCTCAACAACTACAAAAAATTCTCCATTACTAGCGTGTTTTAAGGCTCTAATTAATAAAGCACTTGGTTGTTGTGTTAAAGCTGTACTAAATAATGCAAATTCACTATTACTTTTTCTTTGTCCTGTTTGATCTGTAAATGCACTTGGATAAACAGCTACTACAGGTTTTACTATAGGTTTAATAACATTTGCAAGTTCTTTTGACTGTAACTCAGATATGGTAGCAACATTAGCTGCTTCAAATCTTTGTTCATATGTATCTTCAAACTGTTGAAATAACGAACAACTAGAAAGTAAAAGAACCGATAGGTATCGTAATTTCAGTAACTGTTCCATCTGCTTCCGTTATTTTTAAGGTTAATGTGACACCATCACTTGTATATTCTATTAAATTACCTTCTAAAGTAATTGTTCCTTCACTTTGCGGTGTTTCGCCAAATAAATTATTTACCAATTGCCTAGATAATTCAGCATAAACTCTAGATTCTAAATTTCTCATAAATCTAGCCAAAGTAGAATTTTCTTTTTCTCTTTCTATTTCTTCTTGTAAAGCTTTAATTTCTTCTTTTATTGTAAGCTTTCTACTATGTTCTTGATTTTCTATAGTTAAATAATGACTAGATGTAGCTTCACCATTAAAACTAGGAGATTTAAATTTATGTACTATTTGATCTGCATTAGCATTTAAAGCTACTACAAAAAGAATAATAATAATTCCTATAATTGAAAAAATTTTATCCCATTCTGTCATTAGTCTTTTCTTTGATCATCACGATCTGCTTTAGCTATTTTGCTACTATCTATTAACTGAGGCACACCTAAAATAGTTTTTATAAGTGTGTCTTGTCTAATAATCTCATTATCTAGTGATCTAACTCTATCTATAAGGGCTACTAAAATGCCATGTTGTGCATCTAATTTAGTTCCTAATCTAGATTCCATTTGCTCTATTTGATCAGCTACTTTATCGTCTAGTACATCTAGTTTAGTTTCCATACCATCAATAATTCTATTAATAAGTTTCCATATAAAAAAACCTAAACCTAATGCAGCAGCTATTGGAAAGCCTACTTCATTTATAAATGTAACTGCTTGTTCCATTATTCAATAGGTTGAAACTTACCGAGTTCTATAAGTCTAGTTCTATTAGCATCATGTACTGCTTCTATAGCTTCTTTACTTTGACCAAAATAAGCAGCAGCATGATAATTATCTATCATTGACTGGTTAATATTTATTCCATCAACAACAACATCACCTAAAACTCTTCCAAATTTGCCCCTAGAATCTTTTAATTTTGTTTGTATTACTACTTTTTTGCCATTATTAATAGCATCTTTTAAGAAAGCCGCAGCCATTTTTCCTCTAGCTTTCTCATCAAGATTACGAGTGCGTGACTCGGGAGTATCAATGCCATATAAACGAACACGAGACTTATAAAGAATATCGAACCCAAGGTCCAACACAACATCAATGGTATCTCCATCAACAACTCTTTCAACTTTACAACTATATTCATACATTAAAACATTTTCCTATCTTGATTTGGGTTAGGAATAAATTCTGAATTTTTCATATTTTGTTCCATTAAAAATTTCATCAAATGATTTTTTGCATCATAGTTACCAATCAAAGGTGAATCATATTGTTCTGCTATTTCTTGTAAACTTAAACCAAGACTAGGTTTTAGTTTCATTTCTTTAGGTTTATTTGGGTCACCTACAGTAAATCTTTTCATACGAGTTGCACTAGCCAGACCTAATTTATCAAAGTCTTTTGATTTATATACATCTTTATTTCTAGCAGCATCTATTATTTTTTCAAAGTTTTCAGCTATAGACATATTAGATACATATTCATTTTCAAAAATTTTTTGATTTAAACTTTGTGCTAGTAATCCTGCATCTAAACCTTTTGATTTTTGTTCCATTATCTTTTTTTTCCTTTATGCAATCCGTGTTTTGCGTATTGTTTACCTTTTCTAGTTGCTTCACGTTTTTTCTTATTAGCTCTAGCAAGTTTACTTCTACCTTTAGAAGTAGATTTTAATTTTTGTATTTGTGCTTTAGGTGCATATACTTCACCTGTTTCAGAAGATTTTTTACCACTAGGAGTAGTCCATTTTTCTCCTGTCCATTTTTTTAAACTTCTTTGTGTTTTTTTTAACGGCATTATTTACCCTCTTTTTTTCTTATAGCTTCTTTACCTTTTTTTGCTATAGATGCTTGTTGGTTTTTACCTTGAACTTTTGCTCTTTGTTCCATTACAGTTAATATCTGTATTTTTCTAGCAAAAGGTTTATTAATTTTTTTTACTTTTGATACAGTTGCTCGTGCATCTGCTGGTGTAGCATATTTTATGCTAACTGTGTCTTTTGGATTTTCGTCTGTGTAAAGCCTTCTATCGCTACCTTTAGGTTTTTTTCCTGTTCCTTTTTTTGGGTCTCTATTTTTCTTCATCCTCAAAACCTTCACTATATAAATTGTTGAAAGTCGTTAAAGGATCAAGATAACTTTCGTGTCCTTCTGCTGAGTGGATGTGTTGAGATGGAGCAAAGTCAGGCGGTCCTTCTCCAGTAACCCATAAAGCAGGACTAGTGGCTCTTACTCTATTATTAGGTAGAGCAACTATATTACCCTTCCATTCACAATCTTCAGTAATATATACAACATGAGATTGTTTGTGTTGTGCAGGACAATCAGCAATAGAATTATTAGTGTAATCTACAGTAAATAAATATTTGCCTTGATAAAATTCATTATTAATTTTGCATATCCAAGGACTAGAACTTACTCTATCCATAACAATTACAGAGTGATCTCTGGCTTCACAATCCCAAGGTTGAGCCAAATGGTCTTCCATAGGTAATGCCCACTCTGCTACAGGTATATCTGCTACAAGAGCCTGTATTGGCATCCTAGCCCACATTGCACCACCATGTATATTAGATTCATCATCTTCTGCTTCGCACCCAGTAAAAACTACTTGAAAACTTAATGATCTATCTGGAATAGTATTAACAGCAATAGCTATAGCGTGTAAAAATTCTCCATGATATCTTTGATGATTTACTGTAAATTCTTTTCTAACCCAACATTTGAAATGGGGTATATTGCTAATTAAATAAGACATAAATTAACTGTTATAATTCAAATCATCAATATGATAATTTAATGTAAGTTCTTCACCTTTATAAATTTTATTTGTCGTATATACATTATAAGCCTTATAGTCATCCCAATCCAATTCTAAAATTAATTCACAATTAGATTTATTTGAGTGATTTAAAAAACCGCCTATAGGAGTTCTAATATAACCTTGTATGATTGGAACTTTTATATGAGACATACCTAAATCTATATCTTTATCTATGTCTTTATTAGCAAAGATACCATAACCCTCTATCGTGCTTTTGCCTACCTCTAAAAAATCTGGTAATGGTTTATAATAAAATTTATTATAAATAGGATACATATTTATTTATATCCACCACCTGCGTCTTTATATGCTTTTGCTAACATTTGTGCTTTCCTTGCACTCCATTGTCCTGCTTTTCCGCCTTTTGATCCAGCTTTTATTCTTTGAAATTGACGTTTACGCATAGCAGGTTTTGTATAGTTACCTGCTTCATTAACTCTTGATTTTGACTTTTTTGATCTACTCATCCTAAAAACCTTGATGCTATTATTGTTGCTAGTATAAAAGGATATACACCCCATAATATAGCCTCTAATTTATCAAATCTTTTAGAGCCAGCTTCTAGTCTAGCATCTATACTTTTGTAAATTAATTTACATTCTTTTTCATGCGACTCAATCGCATTTAAAGCATCTTTAGCTGTCGCCATCTTTAGATTCAACTACAGGTGCTTGTTGTTTAGCTTTACCTATATTTACAGCTAATAAATCAATAAGTTTATATAACTTACCAATCCATTCGTCATCTTTAGGTGTAGGTGTAGAAGCTGCTACTATTGAAGCAACTGTTACTATTGTAGTAATCCATTGAACTAAATTCATTATTATATCCATTACTTTTCTCCTATTTTCTTAGTGATTGACTCTAATTGAGGTTCTTCTTTTTCAGAAGCCTCGGCTAAAGACTTTATATGGTCCATAGTTTGTTTTCTTATTCCAGCTATACCTTCTATTTCTTCACCTTTCCAAGCACCTCTTTCTG